TGAAATACCGATCCGATAGGAGCGCATGTCTGGTAAATATCTCGAATGCCTCGAAATAGGAACATTCGGCCCTCGAATGGCAAAGATGGAGAATAGTTCTGGTATACCGATCGGTACCGTTCTGTTGGATGGCCGCTTTGAGGACTTCGTTTGATCCCCAGTATCCGACCCAATCGGAGGTCTTGCGGATCTTCTTCTTTTTCCCTTTGATCTGTTTGGTGCCGGCTTTGGTAAAGAATTTTTTCCCGCAATATTTCATGCCCGTGGTGGTATCCTCGATCAGATACACGAATCCCCACAACTTCGTGAGATCAGTTGTGGTATCGGGAAACAGGCCTCCTTGATAGGTCCAGTCACTCATCGTTTATCCTTCGTCATCGTCATCGTGTTGCCAGGCCCAATCAGGCTTAGGGGTTTCGTCTTTGAGATTCAATTTTTCTCCACAAAACGGACAATAAATCAACTCACCTTCGGCACTCACCTCATCGAAGATCACTACAAATGTTGCTTCACATTCTGAGCAATGAATCTGTGGTGAAGACATTATAGAATTTTTCCGGCATTGGATGCCAACAGGACAATGATATCGAGGCTCTGTTGCAGAATCAATTTGGTTTCAAGTGCATTGGTATAATTGATCACGCGCACCACACGCTCAAGATCCTGAATGAGTTCTTGATATTCTGAGGGTGTGAGTTCTCCGTTCTTTAGGGCATCATGGACCTGTGCTAATCGAAGCGCACAATCCGCGATGTCTTTATTTGGATGAAAAAATAAGGTCTTTAGTTGTTCAATCATTATCGCCTCGGCTTTCTTCCCACCACATCGAGCAGCGTGTGGGTCATCAGTTCAATGTTCGAATATTTCATACGACAATATGTAGGACTCACAATCGTTTCTGTTTTCACTCTGACAAGAAGGGCCTCGACCGATTCGTTGATCTCCCGCAAGGACTGGAAGGTCTCCTCGTTATCGGGAAGATGTCGGGCATAATTTCTTGTAAATCGGCTTTGTGTGTGAAGCCGCTCAACTTGCGTGACTTCACAATTAGGAATTTCCGCCAAGGTCGCCAAGCCCACAATTTCCGCGTATTCTGTGGCATCAAACTTAGGCGGAAGGAGACTACAGCCTACAACCAAAAGGGTACACGCAAATAATAGCATGGGAATAATTTTCATGGGGCTCCTTTAGGGTGTCGTGATGATGGTCGTTTCTTTACCAAACGTGGCCGCAGACTTGGCAAACCAACGCACAGCATAATAGGTATACTTCGCACGAATAGGCCACATACCATCTTCAATACACAATTCTTTGAGGAGACGATCTGCCAGAGGACGATAGATATTCTTCTCGACCAGACCCAATCGACATAACTGATAGAGCGCATCATGCACTAATGATCCACGCATAAAACTTGGTGTGTCCCAGGTCGGACCTGATGGGCCGTCCCAGGCATAGCCTTTCTTGACGACCAGAATACGATCAGAGCAGAACCAGAGATAATCGGTCGTGATTTCCTTGGGAACTCGCGGAAAGTATGTGGGCAACGTATGCTCATAGTCATAACACACCTGATACTTATATCCGCCTTTATAGATCAGTTGCATCGTCTTCTCCACGCAATCCAGGCACCAAGATCGACAATATAGCCACCCACTCTCGCAAGACCACACCCTAGATGCCATCTCCAATCGTTCATGCGTTCACCGGGGCTTCATTCCTGCGGGCGCGCCAGGCACCACAGTCTTGCCCGGCAGAAGGTCGAAAGGTGTTCTTATCAATAATCCAATCGGGTACTTCCTCAGACATTCGCATCAACTCTACTGTAGGGTGGTTGCATCGGACTTCCGTGACCTCACCTTGTGACATCTCCATGACATTTGACCACGCACAGGTACCGCAGTTTTGCATCATCGCCTCCTAGATCGAACAAATACCACTGGGGCATTCCATGACCGCTTCGGTGCCTGTGGTATGAATGTCTTTGAATCGTTTCTTGGCATCCTTCAATGGGATCGCGGTCAATGGTGGTTCTTCCACTTCACCCGCTGCATTTATATAGCCTCGCGTTTTTTCACGATAGAAGGTGGTACCCTTGAGATGGGGTAGATACTCAAGCCACAGTTTCTCCATGTCTTCTATGGGATAATCATGGGGCAAATTGATTGTCTTACTCACCGCATTGTCCACATGTTTTTGAATGATCCGCTGGACTTCCAGATGATCGCGTACCGTGAGGTCATGAGTGCCCACAAAATGATCCACATTCTTATGTTCAAGCATGAACTTTTCAAACAGCGGATGGAAGACCAATTCTAATTTGCGTTCATCACCTTCCCAATAGCGGCGTTCATAGGCCGGAGCAAACATCGGTTCGATACCCGAGGAACAATTCTCTGAGAGAATGCTGACCGTACCAGTAGGCGCTTGCGTCAAGATCGCACAGTTCCGAATCCCATGCTCCAAGACCAATGATTTTGTTTTGGAAGGCATCCGTTTCATGAATCCTGATTCCACATGCTTGAGAGGATTGCACAGTGGGAAGGCGCCTTTCTCAACAGCCAATAAGACACTAGCTTCATAGGCGGCCTTGGAGATAAACCGATAGAGTTTATCCACAAACTTATTGCCTTCTTCTGAACCATAGCGATAGCCTAAGAGAGCCAGGGTATCGGCTAATGCAGTTGTGCCTAATCCAATGCGGCGAAGGTTGCTGGACTTAATTTTCATGTCGTTCAATGGGAAATGATTCACTGAGAGGGCATCATCGAGGAAGCGTACGGCCAGGCGAATCGTATCACCCAGGGCAGGATAATCGATATCATCATTGACGACAAAACGAGACAAGACAATATGACCGAGACAACAGGGTTCCATTGAGGCTAATGCCAACTCACCACAGGGGTTTGTGGTGACCAGTTCTTCAATGTAATAGATGTTGGATTCATGCTCAACCAGTTCCCAATTGAGGAACCCGGGTTCAGCCGAGTTGTAGGCATTCTGGACAATGGTATTCCATAATGTTCGCGCCTTGATCTGCCGCTTGTATTTTCCCTTCCAATGCAGTTCGATTTCCCCATCATCTTTCACGGCTTTGATAAAGGCTTTGGTATGGCGGGATCGCACACTGACATTCGCATGGGTGAGTTCACCTTTGACGAGTTTGGCAGAGAGGAATTCTTCTATGTCGGGATGAGAAAGGTCGAGGGAGAACATAAGTGCGACACGCCGTTGACCACCATTACGAATGGGCTGAGCGCATCCGTCGATGAGCCGCATGAGTTCCACGGCACCAGGCGCGGCCCCTCTTTGCCCGGCAATGGATGCACCACGGGGACGAACATCACTGAAATCATCTCCACAACCACCTCCTGTCATACTGGTAACAATCATATCATAAGCCGACTTACCCCAACCTTCTTTGCTATCTTTGTTTGGATCAAGGACAAAACAATTGAGTAACTGAGGATTGGTGCGCCCTGAGTTATACCAGATTCGACCACCTGGCACAAACACATTGGAAGAAAGGATCTCATAGAATCGATCCACATAACATTTTTGTTTGGCTGGGGCTTCAGCTATGGCCATCTGATGGGCCACACGGAGACAGGCTTCTTGCCATGTTTCTTCGGGGGTAAACGCATAACGATCTTTGAAAATCTTCAGGGAGAATCCTTGAGGTTCAAACATAATCTATTCCTTTATTTTGAAACAATGTGAAGTTCTTCCCAGGCCTCAACCGCCAGGGGAACGATAGGACGAATCAAATCCAACATGGCCTGGGCGTAGACCCGAATTTCGTGCTGGGCATGACTGTGATTTCTGAGACCAAGAAAATGAAACAAGTTATGCAGGTTCACGGTGCCGAACATCTGGCTATATGTAGCCACAGGTAATACGGTGCGGGCGAGTTCGCGGGGGCAACCTTTGGCCAGCAAGGCATGATAACACGCAAAGGAGGACTTATTCTGTTTCCGCATCTCTTCCTGCATCCATGCCGCCTCCGTATTCACTTCATCAGTTCGCATTTGCTTATTGGAGGCCGACTGTGTGGTGATCTGTTCGACTTCAGGCACATAGTATTCTTCAGGTAGTTCCGTATAACGAGCAGAAACCTCATTGTAGGCCCAGGTCCGATGCCGATGCCATTGACGAAAGACAAAGATCGGAGCTTTCACATCAAAGGTAAAGGTGACTGATTCAAGTGGTGTGGTATGACGATTTTTTATCAGATATTGAATCAGTTTTTTATCTTTGCCTGCATCAATCCCGGTGCGCCAAACGGCATCATAGCTGACCCTGGCAGAACGGACCAATGACAAATCAGATCCCATGTGATCCACCAAGCGCACATGCCCATAATCTAAGACTTTTCTCTCACTGTTCTGACCAACACTCATACTATATCACTCCTTTGGTAGTACATTTTTTCCAAAACACCAACTTCGCCAATCCCACAATGCCTGAGACCACAGAACTATCTATAACAGATTTAATTTCCGATTGTGTCGCGCCATTTTGTATCATCTCATTGATATCTTTACCTTTTGTGGTAGTCGGCCAGATGACGATCTGCTGCCCCTGTTTCAGGGCCCGTTCCATTTGTCGGACGATATCCGCATTTCGCGGTTCATTGTCGTAAATGAGAACAATTTGGCGAGAAGACAGACGTTCTGCTGCACTGATCAAATTGGCGTCTCCTGACGCAACTGCGTTCGCTACAAAGAGGGAATCGAGGGGTCCCTCAGTCACATACACACATTGGGTTTGATTGACCTGTTCGATACCAAAGACAAGCTTTGTGGTATCCTGAAGGGACTTATCGCGCACGGTGACATACCGTAATGTTGAACTGGATGCCACCAGGGCCCTCCCCGATACCGCTTGCAGGGTTCCTTGAATGTCACGATAGGGAATGATCAGACGGGCATCGTCCTGGACAGCCTTATCATGACCAGGAAAGATTTCATCCAGAAATTGTTTGTAATGTTCAGTATAATATAGGCGGGACCAGGTCGTCTTGGGTAGGCATCGCCTGTGAAGGTACTTCACACAGTCATGATTATCAGGCAAGGAATCACACCTGGTAGCCATCAGAAACCGTTCTGTGGTGCGACCTGCTTTGGGTTGTGGTATGGGTGTGGTGCTCGCGGGGGCGTGGGAATACTCAGGACGAAACTTTTCGAGGCAGTATTCACGATATAACGTCATATCGAGTTGCTTGATCAGCAACCCCAGGGGCAACGTCTCCAAGCAATTATGGCATTTGAATTTCAGTCCATTCGCTTTGCGATAGACATAGCCCCTCGTTTTCAGAAGATTTTTCTTGGAATCTCCACAGAGCGGGCATCGAAAATTAAAAAGATAATCGGATTTGCGGGCGAATTTCGTCAGACGAGGAGAGAGGAGATGTATATACTTTAAATCAAGGTGTAACATCCTTGTAGTATACACGAATCCACTGGATTTGTCAAGCCTTATTTTAGTTGATTGCTCAATGTAAATGAAGGAGTGACTTTAGTGGGTGCCTTTGTGATGCGGATATGATGAAAGTTATCATACTTGACGCTGCCATAGGACGAACCTGTTTTGAGGATATGATCACCCTTGCGATAATGGGTACCACCACCCATGACGGAACCATCAGGGTTGCCGTGACTGGTATCTTCGACCTTTTTCCATCCGGCTTTGGGAATGGAATCATACAACTTCTTTTTCACATTGTCGGCATAGCCACCATGCTTATGCCAGGAATACGTACCCTCGTTGTGGTCATAGTCAGCCTTCTCTCCGCCTGGTAATGCGAGACCTTTGAAAATAGGATGCTTAGATTCTTTAGCTTCGTTGAGGAACTGGGTAAATGTCTGCATAAAACTCCTTTATTTCAAGAATACATTCAGCGCCAGGGTAATCAGGGCGCCGGCCACCATAGCACCGCCAGCCACCATCCACATCCAATGTTCTAGTTTTGTAAGGCGTTCATCTGTGGTTTCTGCTTGCTGCTTGGCACCCGGGTTCTTGGCCATGTACCAAGGATTGTCGAATACTTTGTCAATTCGGGCATCGATATCTTTCAACTCCGTATCAAACGCTTCAAAAATCTTTTCGGCTTGTGAGTGCCTCTGCTCATGAAGTTTAATCATCGCACAGAGATTGGCCGACATTTCTTGGATTTTATCCACCGCCTCGGACAGTTTGTCTGTGACCTTGGTGTGAGTCTGCATATCTTTCTCTAATGACCCCACAGCAATACGCACGTTCACCAGATCCGGCGGCTCAGAATGCGGATGGACATTACTTTCGGTAGTCACGTTACTTCGTCTTTTCTGATAGTGCAGTAATCTGCCGATCTTTATTGAATGAACCTAAGCTTGATCCGAAGTAATAGGACAGAATCAGTCCGACTGCGGCATCCAAGGTCCCCAAAGATCGAAGCGCAATATCACGCATCGATTCGTGAAGATCGCCGCCCGTAAAAATAAACAAATTGATCGACACATACAACAGAAAGACCAACGAGGCCAGGATCTTGGGGGTATGATCTTTCAAGGTCACTTCTCGTTGACGGGCATCGGCCGTATCGGCCGCTTGAAGGGTATAGAGGTCGATGTCCAGTTTTTTGAGTTCCGTTTCTAGGGCGGCATCGATCTTCTTGAGTTCTACAAGTTGTTCAGGCGTAGCGGCTTGAACGGCAGCACCAATTTCTGTAGGGCTGGCATCCGGTGGCAATCCCAGTGCATTAACGAGCTTTTGTGTGGCTAATCCTGCCAGCGGTCCGCCAAGGATCGTTGCCGCCGTCGGCGCAATCGCACCAATAATATTTTTTGCTGCTTCTCCAATGTCACCTAACATACTCATATTATCGCCCCTTTCCATACCGTAAATAAATCATGTGTTGTGTGGCCGCATCTTGCACGATGATCGGTTTGCCGTAATTCCGATTACCAAAATCTCGTATGGATTGACCCACATCGTCAGTGCCTACATAATGCTTGTAATGAGCATATTTAGCTTTTCCGAGTCGTGCCTTATGGAAGTATTCCGACGGCACCTGAAAGACATCTTGCCCAGCAAATTTTGTGCGGGACACCACTGGTCCATCTTCATCGACACGGAGTTCCCCTGGACCGGATTCAATAGCTTCGTGGATCTTGGGCATGACTCGGCGAAGCAGTTTGGTATTCTTTTTCTTGGGGGTAATACCAGGTTCACCTTTAGGACCGACGCCGATGCCGGCAATACCACCAGATCCAGCCGAATTAACTACTGCATCTTCTGCCAAGGTGTCTACTAGACCATACATCTCAGGATGGAGTTGATTATAATCACGCATCGCCAACCCAACAACTGCATTAGCATCGCGTTCCAGTTCCAGTAATGAAAGTGACTCAAGCTCACCGGATTCCATCTGCTTATGATGCACGATTTCATGTCCTAACGTCCTGAGTGTATCAGCAATATGTCGGCCTTGGGTGGCCACCACAACCGATCCATCGGAAGGTTGATAATGACCGAAAGAGGCGTTCCCGGTCTGAGCCACAAACGACACCTCAGGGCGTTCTTCAACACCTAAGGTCCCACACATAAAATCAATAAAATCTTCCACATAGTCTGTCAGGGCTGGTGTCGGAGATTCAATCAAAAGGCGCATTATCGAGGTCTCCGCATTGAAATATCTTCCAGACGATTAATACGCTCAGACGAAGCTTTCATCCATGCCCTGAGCCGTTCATTCTCCACCTTTAGGTCTTTAATTTCTTGGGTGTC